CCGAAACGGCGTTGTGCTTGTTTGACAGTAAAAGTGTTGTAACCAGAAGGTTGTTGTAAAGCGTTCAACATCTTTTCTTTAGCAGATAATTTGCTCATAGTAATACTCCATAGTAAAGTTAAAAATTCTTGCGTGTTGCAAGTTCTCACATCATATCATTATGTATGTGTGTTTGTCAAGTATATGTGTGGTATACTTAATTATATGCCGAATAAAAATGGCATAAATAGGTGTAGGTCACGGAGTTGGAGCTCCCACCTACTCTATGTTCATATTTTAACAGGAAACACAGCTCATGTCAAGTATATATTCAATCTACAAAGCAACAAATACCATTAACGGTAAAGTTTATGTTGGCTTTGATTCCAATTGGCCAAATCGTAAAAGATATCATAAATCACAACATAAAAAAACAAAGTCCAAATTTTATAACGCCATTTGTAAATATGGTTGGGATAAATTTGATTGGGAATTAATATACCAATCGGTCGATGGAAACCACACACTTAAAATTATGGAAACCTATTTTATAAAACAATTTAATTCTTTTACGGAAGGTTACAATTCGACTTTAGGTGGTGATGGTATTTTAGGATTCAAACACAGTAAAGAACAAATACAAAAAAGAACTAATAAGGTTAAAGGTAGAAAACACTCTGTGAATTGGTGTGAAAATATTTCAAAAGGAAAAATAGGTAAAAAAAGAAAACCTTTTTCTGAATCTCATTTGAAAAATTTATCCGTATCAATATCAGGCAAAAATCATCCTAAAGCAATACCGATTACCATAAACGGAATTTTTTATACACATAAACGACAAGCAATGAAAGAATTAAATTTAACTAAATGGCAGTTAAATAAATTATTAACGGCCAACCTGTCCTAAGTATTTTTCTTTTGTCTGATTCCAGTCCAAATAAATTAAATCATCATAAAAAAGAGTTTCATAGGATACTTTATCTTTCTTTTGGAGCTGTCTAATTCTTGGTTTTGCGTAACGAGTTTTCCAAATAGTTGCCAATGCCTCATTACTGGTATCAAACGACTTTACCAAATCTTTATCTGTAATTTCTTTACGGAGAAATTCATTGGTATTATTATAAAGTGGACTAAAGTAAATACCACGTTGGTGTTCGGTACGAATCAATTCTTTTGGTATTTTTAGTTGTGAATAAGCAAAGTTTAAAGACCTATTCTTATGGTCACGTTTTAATGGAAGTCCTTGTGGATTTTTTGCTTCCCACCATTGAAAATATTTGTGTGTGTGATTCTTTTTTATCCAGTCAAATACCATTTTTTTAGTTGCTCGAGTTGGTTCAAAAGCCACAGAACCAGAAGAAAAACCCATAGCATTCCAATGTTCAAGATTATCATACTGAGAGAGACCTCCAGATTTTGTTTTTCCGTAGAGTGACGTTGTAGTAACGCCAACAAGAGTGTCTCCATATTGTTCTTTCCAATCTTTCTGTACGGTATCAGATAAACACATTAATGCCAATAATTTTCCACCCATATAATTAAAGCCTAGTGGTTGTAATGGAACAATTGTAGAACCAATTGCAGTATGATTAATCATGTTTTGTTTTGTTTTTACATCTCTCGACCAACCAATTGCATTATCTCTCGGAGTTAAGTCCAGGAAGTCTGAGGAGATGCAGATAACACCAAGGTATTTACCCGTTACTTCATCGGCAACAATGTAGAATAGATTACGACCAATATTACTATTGTTTTTCATTGTAGAGGAAAAGGTACGAATGGCATTCCATTTTTCGGCACCAGGTCCGTTTGAAAGAACCATAATTGGTTTCAACTTCTCGTAATCATCCGGTTCTTTTGGCATCCAGAAATTCTTTTTAACTTCTTCAACCAATTCTTTTTGTTTTGGATCTACCATTTCTACTGAATCTCCAAATAGTGTAGAAGTATCTTGAACAGGATATCTTTCTTTAATTTCACACCATTTTTGATACAGAGTATATTCACGAACATCCATATCAGAAGCATATTTTAAATCTTTAATTAGGATTTCTTTCATCACTTCTTCATCGATATGTTCAAAAGATTCTTTTGGATTTTGTCTCTGCCAGATTTCCCATTGCTCTTCTGGAGTTCCAATTGTCTTAGTATTGACAATAGATTCTTCTTCGCCGAATAATGTATTTACAACCTCAATTTTTTTAGCCATTATCTTAGTCTTAAACTTTTCATCAATTTACTGCGTTTCTTTTTACCTTGCTCCAATGCCAGAGGTTTAGCACGGCTAGTATACACGATACCATTCATGTGGTCAAGCTCGTGTAGGAAACAACGAGCAGATATGCCAGAATATGTTGCCGTTCTTTTTTCACCATTAAAGTCTTGGTATTCTACATCAACCATAGAAGGTCTGGTAATTCTCAATCCCATAAAAGGGAAAGAAAGGCAACCTTCTACCATATGTGCTTCACCATATTCTTTAACAATTTTAGGATTAAAGTGTGCCACATAACTATCACCTGAACCCATTACAAAAACACGATGTTTGAATCCGCATTGATTGGCAGATAAACCATAACCTTTATGTAATTTACAGGTCTCAACCAAAGATGAGGCAAACTCATTTGGATTTACAGGTGGATTACTGAAATCAAATTCAGGCATCACTTCTTTAAGAATCGGATGTTCTTCTGATACCAATTTAAATGTTGGTACTGTTTGTGTGGCAACGCTAGGATTTCGTGCCAGTTCTTCCGTGTTAAAACTAATTATTTCACTCATTTTGCAATCCTTGAAAAATTATTATGCTTTTCAAATTTAATAATCGACCTGAACTTGTCAAACAATTGGTCGCCTTTATGTGAGATAACAAATACATTAGTATCTGTTCCCATTTCGTGTATCAACTTCAAAAATTCTTCTGTACCAACACCATCTAAAGATGAATCAAATACTTCATCCAGAATCAACAAGTTGGTATTTGTTGAGTTCTTCAATTTAGCAATCTGTCGCCAAGTAAACAATAATGCCAAATCAATACGCATCTTCTCACCTTCAGAAAAGTTGGCATAAGAAAATTCATCACGATGTCTACTCTTAATGGTTTCTTCAAACTGTTCATTGATATTGAAGTTCACAAAGAAATCCATGGCAGTCAAATACTTGTTAATCAATTTATTCATGATAGGCAAGTATTGTTTGATAATCTTGGTTTTAATACCAGTATCTTTTAATAAAGAACCAGCGAATTCATAATACTGTTTTTGTTCGGCTAGTTCTTCCTGTTTTTTAACCAAAGCACTAAGTTCTGATTTAAGTTCTTTAAGTTTATCATTCTCACTTTCGATGCTCTCTCGAAGCGTAGATAAATCTTCAATTTCTTTTTGGAGTTTAGAAATGTAAGTGTTGATTGCTGATATGGTAGAATTGTGTTTGACAATTTCATTATTATGTTCTTGAATATGTTTGACTATTTTTTGGATTTCTTCGATACGGTTGTTCGCCTCTTGGATTTTTGTTTCAATATCCTGGATTCCAACTCCAATTTCTCCTTTTGTTTTATCGATTCCACTAAGCTGGCTATGTCGGAAGGTGTCAGCAATACTTTGTTTGCAGGTTGGGCAGTCGTGGTTTTCTTCATAGAATTTATACTCCTTATCTAATTTCTTTAAACGAGATTCTAATTTAGATTCCAACTGTAATAATTTGGAACTTTTCTTTTCTACGGCAAGTTTATCTTGTATCTTGCTTTGTAATACATCAATATGTTTTTGAATTAAATCAATGTCTCTTTGTAAGGTAAAGTTTTGGTCTATACTTTCCTTAACTTCTTTTTTCTTTTTCTCAATTTCGGCTTCAGAACGGTTCTTATGTTCTTCAATATTTTGTTTCTGAAAGTTAATCTTTTCAGTTGTTATTTGCATTTCATATTTGTTCTTTGTGGTCGACTCTTTAATTTCAGACATCTTTTCTTTGACCATATTATTCATTGATGAGAAGATACCAATGTCAAGTAAATCTTCA